GACCGCACGCGCGGTAGACTCCTCCAACAATCGGATACGCATCAGGTTTTGAGGCCCGATGCTCGTTTGGTTGATCAACGTACTTCGCAACTTTGACGGAACTAACAAGGTCATGGCTCCGGTATTCCATTGTCTCCACAGCCATTGGGTCCAACTAGGGCAGATATGATACCAATCGGGCAAATCCAGGTGGTCTATAGAGACCTCTTCGAACTCCGCGTCAGGGGCGAGGGTCGGCATTGGTTGTAGAACTCGTTTGGTCAAGCGGAACTCGACAGTCCGAAAACTGCCGAGCTGCGACACTTGCCACCAAGTTAGCGTCCAGTTGCCACTCGGGCGCACTGTCACCACCTGGTTAGAATTCCATATCCAATCCAAGGGGTCATCGAAGGGATAAGGCACGGAGAGGACATCTGGTTTGCACACAATTTGGCCATTGGTCTTTACCCATCCACCTTCCTCAATGAGTCCAGCGGGACCCGGGAAGGCGTGGCCTATCCAATAGAAGGGCCCTGAATCGGTTTCTCGGACCTCATTGCCCAGCATGCCATAGCGCACAATGCGATCTATGACCCACCGGGCATCAAAAGGACGCGCATCACTGCCGTCATCTTCGCAGACTTTGTAAACGTCCACGCAGAAGGCGCCAGCAACGGGATGACCGTCCCAGGCTCTATCGCCTGGACCGATCCGGCCGAAATCCTTATTAACAAGGATGGGCCGGTGGCTGAAAAAGTTTATAGGATCTGGATTGCGGAAGTTCGCCCAGTCGGCCAATCGCGCGTCCCGGTTGCTGGAATAACAGGATATCATTGATTTCCCGTATCCCGACTCTAGGATGCGAATCATGGCTCCGGCCGTGACGAATTGCCGCAAAGCTGCGGAATCAGGATGTCCATGTTTGCCTCTTTCTTTTCCCACCCTGGCCACCACCCCATAATGCTTCAGCAAATCATCAACCTCTTTTTGGTTACTCATAGTAGGTTCGTAACTTTGGAGGCGATGAATTGCATACGCATTGGGGCGGCGCAAGGCAGGAGCAGGTGAAATGGCGCCACGCGGGGCCCTCCGACCCAAAGGATCTGGGGGAGGGGTGGCATTCCCCGGAGGGGATGGAGACGGGCTGGGACTAGAGCGTCCAGAGGAACCAGACGACGGGGGCGTGTCTAGATCTCTAGGACAGGGAGAGGGAGGCTTCCCGGGAACAGTCCGGCGAATATTCTCTTCGGACTTGGACACATTGGCAAGAATGCGAGCCAAATTAGACTCGGCTTTAGATTCGAAGTCTTTGGCCTTTTTGTCGACCTCTTCGTATCTTTTCTCGTCCGGCACGCGATCGATCCAGAATTCAGGGCTTTGGCCCCTGACTCTGGTCTTTGGCGCACTCTTAATCCATTTTTTCTTGAGAGCCTCTAGCTGGGACCCCTCTTCGGGCCTCTCCAGATTTGGCAAGAACTCGAGTTCTTCTCTCTCATGCGCTCTCAAACGCTCTTTGTCAGCTGATTCCAACTTTTTCCCATGGACAAGGAAACTGTCCACGCGCTCACCGTGGGCAAAAGGGTTGTCCACGCGTGTCCTAGCTGCCAACGCGTCGAGGTTGGCGCACAAAATTTTGTGGGAACGGGGGCTCAATGGTTTAATAGCTCCAAATCGTTCTGGCTTGATGGGTTTGCCTCGTGTCTGAGGCGGGGCACGTTTGTTGGGTCGTTGGTATGTTGTTGTTGATTTTGTTTTGTTTTCTTTTGTTTTAGTTTCTTTTGTTTCTTGTTTTTTTGTCGGTCCCAGATGGTTTACCAACGTAATGGTAATCATCGGGATTGAATTCGTGTTTTTTGTTCTTGAGGTTTGCGGGGTCATTTCCGCGGGAGGAGGAATTGGCCGCTTTCGCAGCCGGACGGCGTCCCCTTCTGTTTTGGGTTTGCCATCCACGTTGTGTTCGTTCTTCTGAGGGTTTTCTTCCCCTCTTGTCTCCAGACATGTTTTATGTTGGAGAC